TTTGGCCTGCAGCTGCTGACCGAATTGAACCAGCGATACCCCAATCACCAGGTTTTGGTGTGGGGCGACCCTGCTGGACAGGCCCGTGACGCCATTTATGAGGTCACTGCCTTTGAATTCCTGCGGACTCTGGGCCTGCGGGCGCAGCCAACGGCCTCAAACGACTTCAAAGTGCGCCGCGAAGCCTCTGCCGCACCCATGCAGCGACTGATTCAGGGTAAACCCGGCCTCATCGTGAACAGGGAATGCAAACTCCTCCGCAAAGCCCTGGGCGGCGGCTACCATTTTAAGCGAGTCGCCGTCGGCGCGGGGCAAGAACGCTTCCGCGATGCCCCCAACAAGAACGAACACTCGCACATTGGCGACTCATTCGGCTATCTGATGCTGGGCGGCGGCGAGTACAACCGCATGACGCGCACGCAGCAGCTGGGTGGCAGCACCCCGAAGCTGGCCGTGGCCTCAACCGACTTCGACATCTTCGGCTGATGGACATTCTGGACGCCGCCAACGACCAGCTGGCCCCCACCGGCTGCTATTTTGAGCCGATCACCGACTGGCACATTGAGCAGCTGTCCGAGTGGGTCAAGACGCCCTGGCCCATCGACCCTGTGGAGACCATCCACTTCAACATGGAGCGCGGCCCAAGCGGTGCCCTGTACTACAACGGCCAGCTGCTGGGCATCATCGGCATCGCCGTGCTGTGGCAGGGCGTTGGCGAGGTCTGGACGATCATCAACGACAGCATCAAGCGCCAGCGCCGCCGCCAACTGGTCACTGCGGTTAGGACTGCGCTTGATATTGCACAGCTATCGCTGTCGCTTGTGCGTGTACAAGTCGCAATAGAATCGTCTGCAGAGTATTCACGGAGTTGGCCGCTGGCGCTTGGGTTCGATCTTGAGGGAGAGATGCGCTGCTTCGGCGTGGACGGCTCCAACTATCTCCTCTATGGAAGGATCAGACCATGCCCGCACCAGTAGTCGCCGCACTCATCGGAGCCGGTGCCACGGCCTATGCCGTCAACCGTCAGCAGAAAGCGGCCAGCCAGGCCAGAGAACAGGCTGCACAGGCTTCTGCTGCAGCCATGGCTGAAGCCAGGACTGCACGCGAGTCAGCGGCAGAGCAGGCCAGACTTTCGCGTGAAGCTGCTGCGGAGCAGGCCCGTCTTGCACGCGAACAGCAGGCTGCCGCGCTGTCGCAACAAAGCAGCCTGACTGCCCAGCAGATTCAGGCGCAGCGAGATGCTGCTGCCGGTCAGTTGGAGCAGGCAAGGCTGACCGCTACCCAGCAGCAGCAACTGATGAGCAGCCTGACTGCGCAGCAAGCCGCTGCCGCAGAGGCAGCCAAGGCCCAGCTCTTCCAGCAGCAGAAGCAGTACGAGGAGCAGAAGGCAGCCATGGAGAAGCAGGCCAAGGAGCAGGCTGACTCGCTGGCTGCCGAGCGCCGCAAGATCGCAGAGCGCGAGTCGTCTGCGCTGACTGCTCGCCGCCGCGCTGGACGCCGTTCGCTTCTGTCGCAATCTCGCCTGACGCCTGAGACCGGGCTGGCTGGAGTTGCGGCGAACGACGAACAAAACCCGATCAAGACCATGCTTGGCGGCTGATATGCCAGTCTCTCCTGGGTACTACAGCCGCTACTACGGCACCGCAACGCCAACCACGCAGGCGACGCAGCAGGCCGTCGCAAGCGACTTGCCAATCGCTGCGCAGTTCACTGATGTCACGGCGCAGATGGCGGCTGCTGGAATTCCGCAGCAGGAAATCGACAACTTTCTGCGAGCCGAGCAAGACAAGGCCGATCAGTTCGACCGCGAGTTTCAGCAGGCCGAGGCGCTTGCAACGGCGCAGAACCAGGCTCGCATTGATGCTGACAACGCTGCGTTTGCCAAAGCTCAGGCCGAGATTGCAGCGCAGGTGGCTGCAGAGCAGCAGCTGATCGCTCAGCAACGCGCTGACTATGAGGCGCAGATAGCAGCGCAACAAGCCGCAGCAGCTGCCGCACAGCGCGAGGCCGAGGCTGCGCAGGCCGCAATTGCCGCTCAGATCGCCGAGACACAGCGCCTGTCGGCTGAGATGGCGCAGCGTGCCAAGGATGAGATGGATGCCATGCAGCGCACATCGGCGGCCAAGATCGCCGCGAGCCGCAAGGCAGGCCGCACGGCTGCAGACCGTTCGCTTTTGTCTGGCTACGGCGTGGGCACCAGCACCCCTTCAGTGCTTGGCGTGCAGGGCAGCATGGGTGGCGGCGGTTCGCTTGGCGCAACGGGGACATTAGGAGTCGGATGATGAAAACGAAGGTCGAGAAGGTCATGCACGAATACAAAACTGGCACGCTCAAGTCCAGTTCTGGCGACAAGGTGACCAACCCCAAGCAAGCGATTGCCATTGCACTTTCAGAGCAGGAGCGTTCGCGCAAGGCCCGCAAGGGTGGATTGATGAAGGATGCACAAGCATGAAGATCGAAATCAGCATTGAGAAAGACGGCGAAGGCGAAGGCGAAGGCATGAAGAAGCCTGAAGTCATGGATGCCGAGCAGGAACTGACGCCCGAGCAGATCGCGCAGATGGCAAAGACAATCATGCAGCGCCCTGCCTCACTGAGCCGCAAAGATCGCAAGCTGCTTGCAGACATCCTGCTGAAAGAAGGTGACTGATGGCTACCAAACCAACCAACGGCAAGCGCCTGACGCCTGACGAAATCATCAAGCGCCAGTCGGTGGCGCAGACCAAGAAGGACGAGTTCCAGCAGCTGTATCAGGACGCCTATGAGTTCGCCCTGCCCCAGCGCCAGCTGTACGGCGTCTGGGAGGGTGGCAGCACTGGCAGCAAGAAGATGCAGCGCGTCTTCGACAGTACAGCCATCAATAGCACCCAACGGTTTGCTAACAGGCTGCAGTCGGTGGTGTTCCCGCCGCAGCGCAAGTGGTGCCGCCTTGAGCCTGGTCTTGACATCCCCGTGGATCGCAAGCCGCAGGCGCAAGCCATCCTCGACCTGTACGGCGAGAAGATGTTTGCAGTGCTGCGTCAGTCCAACTTCGACATCGCTATGGGCGAGTTCCTGCTCGACCTGGCGGTCGGCACGGCCTGCATGATGGTGCAGCCAGGTGATGACGTTTCGCCCATCAACTTCATCCCCGTCCCTCTGTTCTTGGTGACGTATGAGGAAGGCGCGAACGGACAGGTGGATAACGTCTACCGCAAGATTCGCATGAAGGGCGAGAGCATTCAGCGCCAGTGGCCTGACGCTGAAATCTCGGACGACATGCAGCGCCGCATCGCTGACAAGCCCACCGAGGACATCGAACTGCTGGAGGCTACGATCTTTGACGCCACGCGGGGCGACTACTGCTATCACGTGATCGACAAGATCAGCAAGCACGAACTGGTCTACCGCCGCCGCAAGATGTCGCCGTGGGTGATCAGCCGCTACATGAAGGTGGCCGGTGAGATTTATGGTCGTGGCCCGCTGATGACGGCGCTGCCCGACATCAAGACGCTGAACAAGACCATTGAGCTGCTGCTCAAGAACGCGAGCCTGGCGGTCTCTGGCGTCTACACGGCTGCCGATGATGGCGTGCTGAACCCGAACACGGTGAAGATCGTGCCTGGCGGCATCATCCCGGTGGCCCGCAACGGTGGCCCGCAAGGCCCGAGCCTGCTGCCCCTGCCACGTTCTGGCGACTTCAATGTCAGCCAGCTGGTCATCAACGACCTGCGTCAGAACGTCAAGCGCATCCTGCTGGATGAGTCGCTGCCGCCAGAGAACATGAGCGCACGCTCGGCCACGGAGATCGTGGAGCGCATGAAGGAACTGAGCCAGAACCTGGGTTCAGCCTTTGGCCGACTCATCAACGAGACCATGATCCCCATCGTCACCAAGATTTTGGAGGTCATGGATGAGCGCGGCATGATCGACCTGCCGCTGCGGGTCAACGGGCTGGAGGTAAAGGTCAGCCCGGTGGCCCCGCTTGCCAACGCGCAGGCCATGGACGAAGTGAACGCCGCGCTGCAGTTCGCTCAGATCACCCAGCAGATGGGTGCAGAGGGCACTGTGGCTGTGAAGTACGGCGACATGATCGACTACTTGGGCGACAAGCTCGGCGT